ACATTCACAATCAAAGTATCTGAGGAATTATAACCTGTTACTTTAAGATTCCACCTAGTAGGGGTATTTGGCTGTAGTATGATATTAAAACCTTGTATAGTATCGCCCGCTATACTAATGGGGCGTATATATTCCCCACCTTCTGTAGGGTATATCCAGAAACTACACGTTAACGTCTTAGAATCTGTATTACCCACCAAATCACTAGACCGACTCAGATAATCATTCTCGCCATCAAAGCTAACACCCTCTGCTCCATCCCCCGATGCTACTGGGTTAACGCCTAATAGACGTTTCTCAGTAGTCATTACGCCATCCCCAAGCCACTAGCGATTCCATACCACGTAGTACCACCATCAATCGTCGTGAAAACTAGTACATCAATACCAGCCGCAGTTAGAGTAGGTGCTGTAGCAGCAGGCCAATCAACACTGGTAGGCCATGTAACAGCAGCAGAGCCACCGTTAGTCAGCAGTAGTGTGAATGAACCAGCACTACCAGACGCAGGAGGGTTAGAGAATGTCAGCGTAGTCGTACCAGAGATTGTCTTTGTCTGTACATTACCTAAACTCAGGTCAACATCATTCGCTGACATAGCCACTTTAGTCTCTGCGTAATCTTGGAGGACAGGACGCTGTACCACATTGTCAGCCATGTTGATCGACGCTGATCGTGTTTCTGCAACGTCTGTCTTAGATGTATCAGCGTCATATGCTTGGACGTCAGAGCCAATAGCTACACCTAAGTTAGTACGAGCGGTGGCTGCACTTGCTAGATCAGATAAGTTGTTCGACACCTGTGCAAACTTAGCGTCAGAAGCCGTTTGTGTATATGTGTTTGCTACGCTAAATGCGCCATATGCAACAATGTCTACATTATCGCCAGTGGTGGCTCCAGCAGATAACACAATGCTAGTGCCATTACTCGCTGTGAAGTCTGTACCGCTAACAAGTTTTAAACCATTCAAATATACATCAACATAACCTACGTCATATGTAGAAGAAAATGTAGTCTGGTTTGACGTAGCGGTATATGTATCGCGTGACGATGTACCATTCACCGCAGAGCCAGCCAGAGCAAACGAGTTACCGTCATAGACTTTCATTAAGTCATTGGTTGAGTCCCACCAGAGCATACCCTCAGTCGGTGATGATGGCGCAGAGGCACTAATCTTATAAGTGTTACCAAACGCACTCACAGAAGTGATATTAGATGAAACAGTGCTTACAGCAGTGATGTTAGTAGCAACGGTATCAATGTCGGAATAGTAAGGTGATACTAGAGCCTCTTTGTTTGTTACTGTTGTAGCCGAACTTGCTGCACCTGAAGCCGAACTTGCTGCTGCGGTAGCCGAACTTGCTGCATTGGTTTCACTTGAAGCTGCGTTAGTCGCAGACGTAGATGCACTGGTAGCACTTGAAGCTGCATTAGTCGCAGACGTAGCGACAGTAGATTCACTAGAAGCCGCAGATGTAGCAGACGTAGATGCAGCAGAGGCCGATGTACTTGCAGCACTCGCTGAAGACGCTGCGTTAGTCGCAGACGTAGATGCAGCAGAGGCACTGCTGGCTGCTGAAGTTGCGGAGGAAGATGCAGCACTAGCACTAGTAGCAGCATTGGTAGCAGATGTACTTGCATTGGTTTCACTAGTAGATGAATCAGTAGCTGAAGTGGCTGATGAAGTAGCTGAAGTAGCTGACGAAGTGGCTGAAGTGGCTGCGTTAGTTTCACTAGTTGCTGCATTAGTAGCAGATGTACTGACAGTGGATTCACTAGCTGCTGCATTAGTAGCTGATGTGGATGCAGCAGCAGCAGCGGCCTGTGCATCGACGGATGCTTGTAGAACTTCTTCTACAGCAGCAGAGCCAGAGACAGAAGAAGCTCCACCTGTTCCGCGATAAATACTCATAAATGTCTCCTTTACTTTTGTGATAAGCTCTATTTCTAAAGCCCATTAAAAAAGAAAAACGAGAAGGGACTCGTAAGCCCCAACTCGTTAGCAGCTTAATGATTAAGCTGGTAAGACAATACCAATACCGGATGCGGCACGTAGAGTCTGGATACCATAGATAGTATCGGAAGTGAACAGGGTGGACAAGTATTCTTGTTTGTACTGAGTCTGAGAGCGTACCCCTTGCTGTTCAGCAAATACGATAGCGTCTTTGTGCATCAATACACCTAGCTTGTTTGCACCTGATTCAAGTGAGGGACAGTTAGTAGAAACATATACATCAACACCGTAAAGAGTGCCAATCTTACCGTTAACAACACCACGACCATCTACAAAGTCAGAAGACATGTAGCGATCAATACCACGAATAGTATTCACAGCAGAAGGTGGGATAACAAGTACACGCTGATCCATAGGAGTATCGTTGTCATCAAGCAACTGGATACCATCACGGAAGGCTAGATCGGTAATTACGTTTTCAGTACCTGTAGCAGAATAAGTAGCTAAGTTGCCATTACTGTCTACTTCATACAAAGTAAACTCAGCCTGTGCTTCAGCGAACAAGTCAGTGTCAACCTGTTTAGCTAGTGCATAGCCAGCATCGTCAGTGTAGAACTTACGCAGAGAGGCTAAAGCCTGTACTTCGGTAATGTCCTCAATCAGACGAGAATACTCGTAATGTTTGTCAATACTTACTACTACTTCAGTTTCAGTAGCCGCTTGTAAAGTAACCTGTGTCGAGGCTGCTTTAACTGAAGCAGAGCCACGCGTAGGTTTAGGGATGTTGATAGTATCCCCTTTCTTACCTTTCATCGGCATTTTGTTTACTACGTTAGCAAGAACCAAAGAGTTCTTGTACGCAGCTACGATTTCATCAGACCACAGTTCAGGAATGAACTTCGCTGCGGTTGTGTTTGTTACATGATTAGAGCCAAGAGCCATAATATTTTACCTCAATATAAAAATAATTATTTGACCCGTTTCTCAGCATAAGCTAATGTTATTTCATCAGCGAGTTCAGCATAGCGATTCGGATCGTGTCGCATTAAGTCAATAATGTCAGCGCGTCGATATATTTTTCGGGAACGTCCCTCACCGCTTCCTTTACTACTACCTGTTGCAGCAGCTTTACGTTGGCGTTTAGTTTCATTTCCCTCTACTTCTTTGGTCTGTTGGATAATACGTTTACGTTCTTTCCAGTTAGAGAACAGCTCATCTGCTGCATCGTAGTCATAACCTTGGTGTGCACGTTTAAACAACTCAGTGCGTACCTTAGAACCTTTAACCCATTCACCAAAGTCTCCCTCTTGAAGAATATCTTGGAAGTCAGGGTGCTTAGACTCTAATGTATTCACTGCCTGTTTCTGGCGTAATGAAAGTTGTAATTGTTCAGCAGCCTTAATCTTTGGGTGCTTCTCAATCGCAGCGTTCATCGCTTTCTCAGGGTCTTCAAAGAAGTCTATATCTTCTTTCTTTTCTTCCGTGGGCTTTGCAGCTTGCGTCTGGTTTAGTATAAAGTTATCTACAAGTCTTCGTAAGTCACCAACTTCAGAGGACTGTCTCCCTAGCAGCTTCTCAGCTTCCTGATGCATTTGGATAATATCTTTAGCAGATTTACCCTTGTATTTCTCAGGGAGAGTGTCTTCTTCGTCTTCGACTCCAGCTTCAGCGTCAGGCTCTTCTGCCTGATTCTCTTCAATGATTGTCTCTTTCTGAGGGTCATCAAATGTTTGAAGCTCTTCGTCATCTTTTAACTGTAGTTCTTCATCTTCACGCGGTTCGTCAAGAAATTCTGCCATTAAAAACTCCGTACTTTTCAGTATTGTGGATAAATATATTAGAGAGGCTCATGCCCAACGCAATGAGTTTATTCTCTTTCTTCCTTAATTTCTTTATAAGTTGCTTCAATAGCAACTTGCCAATTAAGGATAGTGTCCATCACAGTCAGTTGACCTTGGATGAACTTCAAGGAACCCTCATTCTCTACATGTCGTATGTTAAAGGATGAAGCATTCTCTTGTATGTCTTCGATAAATTGTTTCCAACCATCGGTTAAAAATAAATCGAAATATGTTTCGTAATAACTTTCTATGTCGGGGGTCATTGACTTTATCCAGAAAGTATGTTAGTGGAGGAGAGACTATAACATACTTTTAAACATTTGTCAAGTCTTTTTTGACTTTTTTTTCTGTTTAGGTATAGCTAATGTTTTCTCTAGCGATTCAATCCTCACCTCTAAAGCATTATGCCTCCGTTCCATAGAAGCTAATATACCGTTAATTTGTTCTACTAGTTCATCTAAGCGCACTATTTACCTCGCATCTGCTTCTCAACAATCTTTTCCTTACTGATTATCTCACGCTCCTTTAATCGTAGTTTAGCTACTTCTGCCCTACGTTCAAATTCCTTATCATCAGCATCCCCTGCCTGTAAGTTATTAGAGAGAGCTGCTGCATACTTAGCCTGTACTTCGATAGGAAGTAACTCAGTCTCAACACGATTCTGTTCAATACGTGTCTGAATCTCTTGCGTCTGTGCAGTGATATAATCCAGTTTAGCCTGCTCTTGAGCCATCAGCATTTGGTTCTGTACTTCTTGCTGCTGCTGCGCCTGTGGGTTAGGCTGCTGTGTTTGCTTGATCTTAGCAATAATCTCTTCACGATTAGCTAAAGACATGTTCTCAACAACAGATTCAATCAGCGTAGGGTACAACGGACTCTCAGGAGACATGGTTTGTAGTAGCTGTACTATCTGTGTAACCTCATACTCACGAGCAATAACACCGAGAGAGGAAGAAGCACAGAACTTATAGTCTGCTACAGGGTACTGGTCAGGATTAAACTGCATATAGCGCCATGCTGCTTTGGACACGAAAGGTATAAGGAAACTATCTTGGAAGTTAAGCAGAGTACGCTTATGGCGTTTAATGATAGCACCTAAAGACATGCTAATACCAGCCGCTGTAGCCTCACTACCAGCAAATGTAGGCATTCCTGCTGTGTCTATAGCACCTGTTGCCTGTTGTACCATTGCTTGTAGGTTAGAAGTTTGGTTGAAAGTATTAGGATCAAGGTTTCCAAACTTAAATGGCTGCAATATCTCGGCTGGATTACCATTAGTTAGTAGTGTTTTTCCTGGCCTTACCTCCATCTTAGCCCCACGAGGGAGCCTAGAAGCGTCTACAGCAAGCATTGGGTGTACAGTTAAGGCTAAGGCATCAATACGTGCGCGTAACTCTGTGTCTAACGCTTTCTGGCTGTTGTATCCCTTCTCACATACACCCCGTCCCCAGAAACGAGAGGGTACATTGTCCCATGCAAAGGCAACAACAGGGCGATCTTCCATCATATAAGGATTTGCTTCAAGTTTTAGTAGGACATTTTCATTAGCTATCACTACAATCACTTCAATATAGCTACCTTGAGCCATATCATCCTCTTCACCCTCTGCTAATACTTCACCATATAGCTCTTCATTATACAGATCAGTAGGTACTTTACCATAATATGTAGTTAGGCGTACCTTATCATTATCATAAGGATCGGCTTCACTGTCAAAGGCAATCTTACTGTCATCTGGAGCGTCTTCTAGGTCTACATCAAAGTAAATACCACTGTCAATACCCTCTTCAACAATATGTCGAGGAACAAACTTATCAATAGCCACACCTAATGCTTCATCAATGTTAGTGGCTATAGGGTCAATCAAGAAGTTCTGAGGCAGTACAGGCACTAAACGTGTCACAAAACGTGATCGTTCTTCTACACCTATAGCTCGCATAGCTCCCTCCATTGCTGGACGAGAAGCTGGGGCTAGTTCAGTTACTTCCTCAACTACTAGTTCACCTATACCTGTACCATAGATAGCGGAGTTAAGGATACATTCAGCAATATTCTTACGTGCACTCACGTAGTTCATATCTTCTGTAAGCTGTGAGCGTAGAATCTGAATATCTAGGTTCTGTCCTTGTCTAGTCTCTGCGTAGTCATCCCTAATGTCGAACCATTTACCACGACCAAACGAGGCTTCTTCTACTTCAGCAACGCTTGATTCCACTGCTTGTTGTAGTGCAGGAGAGATAATACGACTACGTTCACTTTCACGCATCTTATCTGAAGCACTCCATATACCACGCCATAGGCGGTAGTATTCCTCATGGGCTTCACGATAAGTAACGTCATAATGGTCACGCCAATCATCACATTTATTCATTACCCATTCAGTAATGCTAGGGCCAAACTTTATTTCATGTTCATCAATCATATTAATATCCTTACTAGTATCCTGCAATCAGGTCTAATACTTCAAAATCATCTTCTTCATAATCGTAGTTATAACATACTTGTGCCATTTGATCTATGTATGCTAACGAGTCAACAAGGTCATCATGGACTAATTTATTAGGGAACTGAAACAACTGATCCATAAACTCAGGGTTCCATTTCCCTTTATTTAATTTTATATTTCCATGTTCAAAGCGTCCTTGTAATGCCCATACAATACGGTCTGTTTTCTTTTGATTACCATGTGTTAATTCCTCTACGCGGAAGAAACGACTACGCCTCTTCATTAAATCTGTGAGAGGAGACATAACAGCTTGCTTTGCAATACCACGTTCAATTCCTACAGCAGTAGGTTGATACTTAGCTACAGCATCAAAGATCGTCTGCGCTGTCTTATCTAACGTCCAT